CGGGCAGCCCGCTCCGGCTGCTCATGGCTATCGCCATCGGCGCGGCTTGCCCGACCGTTGTACCCGTAGCCATTGCCCGCCTGCAGTCTGTTGTTGGAGGTGTAGCGAAATGACCGTGATCTATTTGGCCGCCTTGCTCGTTGTGCTCTATAAAGCGCTGTCGGTCATCGCCCATCTCGACGTGCGCGATTTCGCCGGCTGTCGCGGCCAGTTTGCCGGCATCGCGTTGTTCTGGTCGATGGCTGTTCCAGGCGCCGTTGCCGTCGCGCTCAATGCCGCACAGATCGGCGGGCCGCTGCTGCTGCTAGCCCTGGCCGTACTGGCGATTACCGACCGGAGAAAAACATGATTACCGCCGACCAGCTCATCAAGATCATGCCTTATGCCAAAAGCCGGGCGCTGCTGTGGATTGATGCGCTCAACGAGGCGATGACGGAATTCGGCATCGATACCCCGCGCCGGATCGCCGCCTTCCTGGCGCAGGTGGCGCATGAGTCTGCCGAACTGCGCTATGCGCGCGAGCTGGCCAGCGGTGCTGCCTACGACACCGGCCGGCTGGCTGCCCGCCTCGGCAATACGCCGGAAGCCGATGGCGATGGGCAGCGCTTCAAGGGGCGCGGCCTGATCCAGATAACCGGCAAGCACAATTACCGGCAGTGCAGCCAGGCGCTGTTCGGCGATGGCGACATCCTGCTTGCGGAACCCGAGCTGCTCGAAGAGCCGAACAATGCGGCACGCTCGGCCGCCTGGTTCTGGTGGGTTCGCGGCCTGAACGTCACGGCCGATTGCCCGAGCAGCTTTCAAACCATCACCCGCATCATCAACGGCGGCCTCAACGGCTACGCCGACCGGCTGGCCTACTTCGAGCGGGCGCGCAAGGTGCTGGGATGCTGACCGGGGCGCTGATCCGGATCGCCGCAGTGCTCGCCTTCCTCGCCGCAACCTTCGTTGCCGGCTGTGTCACCGGCCGCGAACAGGTTCAAGACAAGTGGGATGCCGACAAGGCGATCCGCCTGCAGGCTGCCCTGGTCGCCGATATGGCCGCCCGTACCAAAGAGCAATCCCTGATGACCAAGCTGAGCGAGGCCCAAAATGCCGCAACCGAACGTGAAAAGAAAATCCGCGCTGACTATGACGCTGCTCACCGGGCTGCTCTCGGCCTGCGCGACACCGTCGCCGCCCTCCGTCGTGAGCTGCCCAGCGCTGCCGCCGATGCCTGCCGTGTCACAGCCGATGCCACCCTTGCCGTATTCGGCGAGTGCTCGGCTCAGCTTGGAGAAGTGGCAGCAGCGGCTGACAGTCTCGCCAGCGACCGACAAACCCTGATCGATGCGTGGCCCAGGTGAGCAATCGCGTCATGCTCAACTGCTGGCTGGTCGCCATGTGGTTCTGGGCAGTCGGTCACTTCCGGCAATACGCATGGATCCGCCGATCGCATAGCCTTCGCGGGTACATCCCCCACTTTGGCTATGCAGAGCGCACCGGGTGGCGCTGGATGCGGACGGTTGAGTACATTCCGCCAAAAGGAAGGCGCTGGACCCGTGATGATTTCGTGATTGCGTTCAATGGCCACTATATCGTAAGGCACTACCGCCTGATGTCGATAAGGCGCTGGGCCACGAAAGAGCAGGCAATAGCTGACGTTTATTTTGGAGGTGTGCGATGACCGAAGCGAAGATTTACAACTTGGCCCAGTGGAAAGCGGCCCACCCGCCGGCCCTGATATTCTGGCAGCACGGCCTGCAGGCTGCGCTGGCATGGCAACAACTTTGGCTCAAGGTGCTGTGTGGGCCACGTCGATAACAACCTTCGGCTCCTGGGCCTGCTTTTTATTACTCGTTTGAGTAGATCGCCTAATTCGACGTCCTTGATGGCGGATGTCGATGTGCCAGATGTTCCCTCTTTTGTCGAGGCCCATTGCCTTGCCCTTGTTTTGGGTGTCTGGCTGTATTGTGACCTCATCCACGCAATAAGATCAACCTCAAGAAATACCCACTGTCGGCCCGGCTTGCACCCTGGAATAATCCCGGCGCGTGCTTTCCGCATGAGCGCGTCTTCGCTCATGTGAAGCAATGCTGCTGCGTCGGAAAGATCCAGGGTGTTCATTTTTGGTCGATAGGTTTCAAATATCAGTTGCACTCAATTGGTGCGAAATGCCGTAAAACTGCCTTGTGGACAGATTAGGCGGCGCTAACGCTGTCTACTTCGCGTTATGCCCCTCGGTAGCCGTGGTGCCAGCGCCGACTTCTTCAAGACATTTCGCTGTCGCTTGCTTGGCATCGGAACGCTCTTTTTCACTAACGCAATCTACCGCGTCGACAAACATTCCAATTCGGGTCGGGTGCCGCATCTTGCGTAGTGCCTTGGCTTCAATCTGGCGCGCTCGCTCCCTTGTAACGCCGAATCTCTTGGCGCACTCCTCGTAAGTGAGTTCGTCCGTGAAGCGCATCTTAATAACCTCTTGCTCTCGCGGCGTGAGCGTTGAGATTGCCTTGGACACCAGCGCCTTTGTTTGTGCTTGTTCAAATTCCGAGAAATCCGGCAGGTAGGACTGCTGCTCCTGCGGAAGCAAAGCGACAACCTGCGCGTGGTCCATCTCCATATCGCTGAAGTTCTTTTCCAGCGGGTACAGTTGCTCGTTGCTCCATAGGTCTTCCGGTAGCTTGCCGAGCACCTCGCACAATTTCGCGGCGTCCTGGTGCAGTTCGCCTTCTGCCGTCAGCGGGCTGCTGGTCATGTTTATTAGGTCATTCACCCTCGAATAACCAAGCCCATTCGCCGCGCACCATTTGCCGCCTGGCGTTCCCCCAACGGCCTCGATGGCTTTCAGCAGCCGGTTGTTTCGCACCTTGATCGTTAAGCGGTAGTCTTTCATTTTGTCCTCAAGTGGCATAACTCGTCGGTCAACACGGACGCGCCGCCGATAGGGACGGCGTCGCGCCGGTTACCTAGATCGTTATGTTCCTTTGCGCGGTCGATCTTGCACCGCACCCATTCGGCACCGCCTAGCCGTGCCAACTTCTCGCGTTGCGCCACCGTCACCCGCAGGGAGAGTGTTACCGTTTCTTCCCCTTGCTTCACCGGCTTGCGTCCCTGGCCCCTTCCGGGGCCACCTCGGTTAGCGCCCTGCATAGAGCGCCTCCATCGTTTTGTTTTGGGCCGCAGCCCAAAGGGTGTCTTGGTAAGCCCAAGCGCTTGCCTGGGTGCTGAAGGTGCCGGCGGCAACGCCATCGGCAAACACGACGAAATTAACAACAGTTTGGTTAAGACCGTTTTTGGTTTGGGTGCGGATCGTTTCGAGTTGCATTTTGTTTCTCCTTCGTTTGTTGAGTTGATGTTGTTATTGTAGCGCGCAATCAAACGATGGTCAAGAGCTTTATGCATTTATTTTGTGTTGCTTTATCAACCACGGAACCTAACCAGTCATTAGCCGGCATGAGTTCTCGCGTCGTCATGCCGGCCGCTACATCAAGCCGCGAGGCGTTCGCGCAGGGCATAGCCTTCGAGCGCCCAGATCTTGTCGCGGGCGTTGCTCCTGGCGATCTTGCGGCCGAGTTCAACGTCGAAGTTTTCCGGGCTTGCCGCCGCGCTCTCGCCGGTCACGGTGAAGCCGTTGCGCAGCTTCAGGCAGCACACCGTCAGCGTCGTGCCGGGGAATACGTGGTAGTCCTCGCCGGTAATCACGGCGTCGATCTTCTCGGGCGAGAGGCGCGGCGCGTTGAGTCCCTTGGCTTGAATTTCGGCTTCGATTGCTTTTTCGTCTTTGCTCATGTTGTTGGTTCCTTTGCTGTGCCGGGCTTCGTAGCGGGTAGCCGGCTAACCCGTCATTCCACAGGACGCCCCGCGATAAAGCTGCGGGTCGCCTGTGAATTCATGCGTTCGGCTCAATTCTTGTCGTTCTTCTCCGCATGATCCTGGGATGAAAATACATCGCTGCGACGATCCCGATCGGGCCGCCGCACAGGGTGGCGGCGATCTGGCCGGCGTCGGCGTGGGGCACCAGGCGCCAGAGGAATATCTGCGCGGTGCCGATGCCGATGCTGGTGATGACGGCTGCGATGTAGTGCGATCCGTGGACGTTCTTTTGCTGGAAGCCGAGCAGGAATACGGTTGTGAATGCGGACAGGAACAGGGCGAGGTGGGTCATGCGCGCTGTTCCTCGAATACCTGGCCGGTGTGGACGCGGCGCACGATCTCGCGCATGGCGGCCGATGCTTCGCTGCGGCTGACGGCGGCGAGCTGGGCTTCGTGCAGGTCGATGGCATGCATGGCGCTGGCGAGGCCGGGGCCGTCGAAGATCCAGCGGCCGGTGGTTTTGCCGCGCTCCCACAGGCGCAGCAGTGATTGCTGGGCGCGCTTGATGTCGGCGAGGTATTCCGGGCCGATGTCGCGTTCGCACAGCACCAGGCTGACGTTGACGGCGGCGGCGAGGGTGTGGAATTCCTGTTCGGTGGCCTTGCCGGTGCGCAGGGCTTCGAGCGCGAGGCGCAGGGCGCAGCCGAGGTCTGTTTTCTGGCTGGCATCGAGGGCGTGCTGCATGGCGATGGCCTGCAGGCCGGCACCTGGATCGATCCTGCGCTGGAAGCGGGCGCCGCGTTTTCTCATTTTGTGATGTGCCTGGTGATGATGACGCCGTCGCGCTGCTCGACGGTGGTTCTGGCGCTGGCATCGTCGCGGATCACGATCTTTTCTGGATGGCGTTTGCGCGCGGCGCTGTGGGCGCCTGACTTGGTGATTCCGAGCTTGTTGATGCGGTTTTTTACCGCATAGCGGGAGCACCCGAAAACGTCTGCGATCTGGCTGTCTGACATGGTTGCGTAGAGCCGGATTAGTTCGGCGTCGCGCGCATCGTTCCAACGGATGATGGTGTCTCTGTCCCATTCCGGCTCTTCGTCACGCACCGGCTGCAGGTCGAGCGCGCGGCGATGGGCGACTTCGCTGAGGGTGCGCATGCTGTCTGCGGCGTCGTCCATCGCGTCGGCTTCGTACATGAGCGAGACGCTTTTGAGCCAGGCTGCGATGGCGCGCCATTTGAGCAGGTGGTTGGCGATGACGGCTTCGTGCCAGCGGGCGCAGATGTCGTCATAGTCGGGCATGCTGGCGGGCCAGCGGTCGTGTGCGCGTGCGTTCATGCGTGGCTCCTGAGTTTGCCGCTGGCGGCTATGACGGCGACGGCGTGCAGGCCGGCCTGGTGGGTGGCGCGCAGGTTCTGCAGGGTGCGCCAGGCCTGCTCGACGGCGCGCCAGTGCCAGGCGCGATCCTGCGGCAGGGCGTCTACCCAGCATTCGACGGCGCGGCGGTGCTGCAGCAGCGCGGATTCGACCTGGTGGTAGCTGGGCGGGACGAAGGCGTCGGCGTCTGTCGGATCGGCGGCGCTGGTGAGGTACGGCGGCGGGTTGCGGCTCATGGCTGCGGCTCCTGCTTGCGTGGCTGCGGGCGGTGTTTCCAGCCGTCGAGCCGGCGCGGGTCGTGCTCGGCAAAGGTGCGCCTGATGTCTGTCTGGCAGGCCGGTACGTGTGCGCGGGCGCGGGCGCGGTGGGTGGCCTGCAGCAGGCACCAGGGGAAGGGGTGGGTGAAGGTCATGCGGCCACCTTTGCGGCGATCTGCATGACGATGATGACGACGAGGCCGATGCAGCAAAGCGTGGCGATGATGGCATCGATGCGGTCGGCGCTTTTTCCGGTTTCGCGCTGGACGGATTCCTGCGCTGCGCGGTTGAGATTGGTGCGGGTTGCGTAGCCGTTCATGCTGCCTCCTGCTTTCTTGGTTCGAGCCAGAACACGTTGGCGCCATGCAGCAGAACCGAATGCTCGATGTATTCTCCTTTGCGCTCGTAATCGGTCTAGCGTGGTGGAGGTGTGGACTTTTTGCCCCCCCCCTACCTGCCGAATCCGCCATCCTCGCGGGCTGTCTTGGCATCGTGGCATTGCTTGCACAGCGGCTGCCAGTTGCTCGCGTCCCAGAACATAGCCATGTCGCCCTTGTGCGGGACGATGTGGTCTACAACCGTGGCGATCTCGACGAATCCTTTGCGCTGGTGTTCGGCACAGAGCGGATGCGCTCGCAGGAATCCGGCGCGGGCCTTTTGCCAGCGGCTTCCGTATCCGCGTTCGCTTGAGCTTCCGCGTTGCTTGTCTGCTGTCTTGCGTTCGACGTGCTTGTGCTTCTCGCACCTGCTGCCGCCATGCACCAGGGCGCCGCAGCCAGGGTAGGTGCAAGGCCGTGGGGCTGCGCTAGGCATTAAAAAAGCCCTCGAAGCAATCGCTTGAGGGCTGGCAGTTATCCGCAGTTTGACGCATGTTGCACAGTTCTGTCGGAGCTGTCAAGTGCCTGCCTGAAACATCCAGCCGCGATGTCGTTGAGGCTGCCGAGCATGTGCTGGTGAGCCTGGTGCAGACGCGAATACACCGTATCGCGCGAGCAGCCGAGCGTGCGCGACAACGAATCCACCGTCTCGATCCGCGTGTAGAACTGTTCCACAAGATGCTTCAGCTCAGCAGGCAGCGCGCGCACCGCCTGGTCGGTCGAATACGCATCCTCGTCGAACTCCGGCGAGCCATTGCCTGAACCAGGCGTGCGTGCCCACGATATGCAGCTCGGGTATCCCAGGCCGCGCACCTTGCGGCCCGTTGCGATCCAGCGCGCCCACTGGTTCAGTCGATGGTTGACGTAGGTAATCATGCTGCCCCCTGTCCGCGCTGCTGCGGGTGAGGTGGATTGCGGTCAGGACGGTTTCTGTAGTAGCGCCACGAATTGTCTGCTGCAACTTCATGCTTTGCAATGAACTGCCCATTTGCATCACGCTCACGCTTCAGTGCAGCGGATCTGCCGTTGATTGGCCCCATCATTCGCCCTGTGCTGCGCAGCTTGTTGCGTGCCGCATCACGCGCTTCGATCGTCTCTCCAGCCGCGCGATAACTGCTCAAGTGCGAACGAAAGCACAGCAGCAGAAACCCGCACCGGTTCAGCTTCGAAACAACCCTGCGAATCGTATCGTAGGGATGCATTCCAAACGCTGCCCCGATCTCGCGCATACCGCAATCCGGATTCGCCTTCACCCACGCATGCACATCGCGCCGCAGTTCCCACGCCCTGTCCAGCCGGTCGCTCATGCCGCCGCCCTCATCGCTTCCAGCGCCGACTGCGCGCTGATGCCATTGTCGAACCCGAGCGCAGCGCGCCACGCGCCATGCGCCACGAACGCGATGTATTCCCCGTTCGCCTCCTTGTGCAGCAGATCCAGCGCCCACTGCTTGCCCAGCCTGATAGCATCCGGCGAGAACTCGCGCGCAATCTGCTGCGTCAGCTCATCCATGCGGCGGCGCGCCTCCTCCCGCGGAATCGGCAACCGTCCAGGCGCTGGCAACTGCGCCCGGTACGGCGGCACCGGATCGTTCCCGGCCGATGCTAGCGCCCGTTCCCAGCGTGCCCGCAACTGCTCCCATCCAAACGTGTTCAGATCGTGCGCCCCGATCGCCAGCGCCGCCCAGTACACCTCCGGCCGGCTCCAGCGGTCATCGCCATTGCCGCGCAGCCGCAGCGGCATCTGCTCGCACGCCTCCGCGTAATCAGCCTTCGAATCCTTCAGCGGCCGGCACAGCAGCATGAACTCCGGCAGCGACGGCGGCCACACCCGGCTGCGAATCGCATCCAGCCCGGCCTTCAGCTCATCCACCTCGAAGCCGGCCAACTCCTCCGCCCAGGCCTGCTTCACACGTTCGCGGTCGATCCCGCCCAGCGAATCCACCCACTTCGCCCCGTAGAAGTTCTCCATCCGCCGGAAAATCCGCTCGATCCAGCTATCCGGCAACGACGTAGGCAACCCCGCTGATGTCGCGTTCTGCAGCTCGTCCATCCACCCCTCCCGATTCGTCCATGTCCAGGCGCACCGACGCAGCCTGCGCCTGCTCCGCATACCGATCCCGCGCCGCATGGCGGCCCGGCGAAGCACGCGCCGGCGGCCCATGGCCGTCCGCCAGAATCGAATCCAGCAGCCCAGCGTTCACCGGCTGCAGGCTGCCCGACTCGTGTCGTCGTCGCTCCGCCGTTTCCAGCGCCGACAGCAGCGCCGCGTCCGTCACCCCGCGTTCCGCCCAGCCTCGCAGCCGCGGGTCGCCAGCAGCCACCCCAGCCCCGCGTTGCCGCAGCAGCACCGCCATGCCCACCGCCCGCGTCGTGATCGGGTCGGCAATCGGCGACGGCGTTCGCGGGTTTTCCCATGGAGGCGGGGTTTGCTCGCAGCGTGACGGCGCCGGCTCAGGTTCCGCAGGCGGTTCGGGTTCAGTTTCGGGATTTTCCGGTCCTGGATTGCCAGCACCTCGCTGCCGCATGCCACCCGAGTCAGGAATCAGGAGTCCGGAGTCAGGAGTCAGCACGATTAGCCCAGGGCTTGCCTCAGGCTTGTCCGGGGCTGGTATCAGGCTTGGCTTCTCCGCATGGTGCGGATTCTGGTGCTTGACGAAGTTGTTGACCTGTATGTACTTGTTATTGCTCACAGAATACCGATTGATGAAGCCCGCCTCATGCAGCGACTGCAACATCGAATCCACATCGAACGAGTCCGCCGGGTACACCTCCATCTTGATCTGCTTCGGTCGATCAGGCAGCCGGCCCTCCCGATCCGCCAGCGTCCACAACCCGATGAACAGCAATCTGGTCTCCACCGGCAGCTCCACCAGGTCCGCATTGCGGAAAAACCCAGGCTTGATTCCCCTTGCCCTCGACATCAATCCCCCCGTCCAATCCAGTCGCACGCGCACGCAAAATCCGCCGCGTCCTCATCCGTCCTCGCATCCGGCTCAAAGCGCCGGCAGTCCGCCGCGTTCTCCGGAGAAGTCAGCAGCCCGTTCAGCCGGCAGCGCAGCGCATCGTCCGCGCTGTCGTAAGCGTTCGCGCATTCCAGGCATGGGTAGGGCGCGCTCACCTCACCCGCTCCAGCCGCGTCGCCGCGCCCTGGATACGCTCCAGCGCCACCAATGCCGCCGCCAGCGTCTTCGTGCTCTGCTCCACCACCGTCGTCAGGCGGTCCACCTCGTCCGCCCGCGTCACCGGATGCGCGTCATAGCCGACCTGTCCGGCCAGCCACACAAACGGCGCATGGCAGCCCGCCTCCTTCGCCAGCGACAGCACCAGCATCACCTGGCTCAGGTCCAGCTTCTCGTGGCGGCTCTCGTTCAGGCAATCCAGCAGCGCCCGCGAAGCCGCGTCAACAGCCTTGTCCGGCCACAGCACCGCCCCCAGCTTCTTGGTGCCGCCCAGCGCCTGCACCGCAGCGCGCAACGCATCCTCCGGCGACTCGTAAAAAGGCAATTCAGACTGCATCTGCAACCCCTTCCGAAAATTTCGGCAGCGTTCGGCAACCCACGCGCCGGGCAAAAAAATAGGATGCGTGGCAGCACGCATCCATCGAGATTCGTTTCATCTGCAAAAAAGAGCCCCGGCAATGCGCTTGCCGGGGCCAACCTTGCTACAGGAGGAGATGTGCCATGAAGCGCACAGGCAGATTTCAGGGAGACGACGATCTGCCAGCGTCGGTTTCATCAGGCGGCGTGTTGTTGCTTGGACTTGTCGAAAATGTCCGGCCGTTCGTACTTCACCTTGAACGGGATCCCGCGACTCTTCCAGTTCTGCACCCGCTGCGTACCGTATTCTGAGTCGAACCCAAGCATGCGCGCCAGCTTCGCCGGCCCGCCCAGTTCATCGATCAACACCGCGTCAGGATGATTTCCTTTTTCCATGCCGCAACTCTACACGACACGTTTAGGCTATGTCAACACGCACCGTTTAGCACATTCGACAACGCCTGCCATAGGCTTTCAAAAATGGAAGAAGCAAAGGAAAACAGAGAAATCCGGCCAGAAATGCTCCGGCTCATGGAAGCCGCCAGAAACAACTGCGGCTGCAGCTCGTGGGCAGACCTCGGCCGCTACATCGGCGAAAGCGACCAGACCCTCACCAACTGGAAAACCCGTGGCATCCCAGCCGATAAATACCTGAGCCTCGCCGCCATGGTCAAAACCAACCCCTACTGGCTCGAATCCGGCAACGAACACCTGCGCACCGTCTACCCAACAGCAGACGAAAGCATCGCCGAACTCGTCCACGTCGCCGAAGAACTGCCAGAGGAATACCAGCGACATCTCATCAAGCAAGGAAAAGACCTCGTTGACCTCATGCGCATGCGCAACCTGCACCAGGCATTCAACCCGGCTGCCGACGTCGCATTTTCCAGAAAGCCAAACCAGACGCAATCCTTAACATCAGCGCCAGAAGTGCGCAAAAGTCGCAGCAGAAAAACACCCGAAAAGGACACCTGATGGCCATCGTCAAATGCCACGAATGCGGCAAGGAAATAAGCAGCGAAGCCAAAGCCTGCCCGCATTGCGGCGCCAAGCCAAAGTCAGGCATCGGCTGCGGACCCATGCTAGGCATCGTCCTCATCGCCGGGATCGCCTGGCTTGCATTGAGCCCCAATGGACCATCCACCCCGCCGCGTGAAAAGACCCAGGCCGAAAAAGACTCCGACGTGCGCTTCTCAGTCGGCGCCACCGCAGCCAAGGCACTCAGGCAAAGCCTGCGCGAACCAGACAGCCTCGACATCATCAGCATCCGCACCGACGATCCTGCTACAACCATCTGCATCGAATACCGCGCCCGCAACGGATTCGGCGGCATGAACATCGATCACCTGGTCGTCCTCCCCAATCGATCCAGCGACGAAGCAAGCGACTGGAACGCAAACTGCACCGGCAGCATGCACGACGTCACCGCCGTCAAGCACCTCATCTGAGCCAGGCTTTTGCGAATAGCCAGCCGCCTCCGGGCGGTTTTTTTTCGCCCGTCACTACACAACGTGTTGACAAGCGGAATAAACGTGGTGTTTAATTAAGTCATGCCGCCAACAACGGCACGCACCACCACCCCGGAGCCGCGCGCCCAGTGCGCACCCCAAGCGGCAGACGTGCAGGGAATAACCCCTGCCCACGGTCGGGCAACCGGCTAGGAGCCTCACGAAGACGCAGGGTGGACGGGGACAGACACAACCAACAGGAGCACGCATTGGAACTGCACCTCATCACCGACCACGAAGAACTGCTGCGCGAGATCCCGCCGGCGGCGCGCTACCTCGACCTCTACTGGTCCATCGCCACCAGCCATGCCGACTGGAAGGACATCCGCACCCGCATGTCCGGCGCCGTCCATGCCGTGCAGCAGCTCGACCCCGCCGCCGCATCCGACTACGCCCTGCTGCGCGACATCGCCGGCCAGCGCATGCTCGAAGCCATGCCCGCAAGCGTCTACAGCATGCCGGAGGTCGCATGAAACCCGCCCCGCACAGCTTCACCCAGTGCGCGCACTGCCAATATGCGCGCCCCGTCGAACAGATGGAAAAAGACGGCCGCCTCAGTGCCTCGCGCGAAGTCGGCTATTGCGAAATGTTCGCCCAATACCGCGCCCTGCGCTTCATCCGGACGTGCGCGGATTTCAAACGTGTACAGGAGGCAGCATGAACGAACAGCTTATGGAAAACATGGAGATCGCCAGGCAGGCCATGCGCACGATCAACGCGCTCGGCATTCACGCCATTTCAATCATGGTCAGCGACAACCGCGAGACACGCATCCATCTGCATGATGAATTCGACCCGGAAGTGTTCGGCACGCCGGTAACGACCGATTACGAGCGCAAAGGAGAATACATCGAGCATTCGGTTCTGCTGCATGGCGCCAACGTGTTCTGGCTCGAACCAAGAAAGCAGGAGGCAGCATGAACGGCTACGCAACCCGCACCAATCTCAACCGCGCAGCGCAGGAATCCGTCCAGCGCGAAACCGGAAAAAGCGCCGACCGCATCGATGCCATCATCGCCACGCTTTGCTGCATCGGCCTCGTCGTCATCATCGTCATGCAGATCGCCGCAAAGGTGGCCGCATGACCTTCACCCACCCCTTCCCCTGGTGCCTGCTGCAGGCCACCCACCGCGCCCGCGCACACGTACCGGCCTGCCAGACAGACATCAGGCGCACCTTTGCCGAGCACGACCCGCGCCGGCTCGACGGCTGGAAACACCGCCCGCAGCCACGCAAGCAGGAGCCGCAGCCATGAGCCGCAACCCGCCGCCGTACCTCACCAGCGCCGCCGATCCGACAGACGCCGACGCCTTCGTCCCGCCCAGCTACCACCAGGTCGAATCCGCGCTGCTGCAGCACCGCCGCGCCGTCGAATGCTGGGTAGACGCCCTGCCGCAGGATCGCGCCTGGCACTGGCGCGCCGTCGAGCAGGCCTGGCGCACCCTGCAGAACCTGCGCGCCACCCACCAGGCCGGCCTGCACGCCGTCGCCGTCATAGCCGCCAGCGGCAAACTCAGGAGCCACGCATGAACGCACGCGCACACGACCGCTGGCCCGCCAGCATGCCCGACTATGACGACATCTGCGCCCGCTGGCACGAAGCCGTCATCGCCAACCACCTGCTCAAATGGCGCGCCATCGCAGCCTGGCTCAAAAGCGTCTCGCTCATGTACGAAGCCGACGCGATGGACGACGCCGCAGACAGCATGCGCACCCTCAGCGAAGTCGCCCATCGCCGCGCGCTCGACCTGCAGCCGGTGCGTGACGAAGAGCCGGAATGGGACAGAGACACCATCATCCGTTGGAACGATGCGCGCGACGCCGAACTAATCCGGCTCTACGCAACCATGTCAGACAGCCAGATCGCAGACGTTTTCGGGTGCTCCCGCTATGCGGTAAAAAACCGCATCAACAAGCTCGGAATCACCAAGTCAGGCGCCCACAGCGCCGCGCGCAAACGCCATCCAGAAAAGATCGTGATCCGCGACGATGCCAGCGCCAGAACCACCGTCGAGCAGCGCGACGGCGTCATCATCACCAGGCACATCACAAAATGAGAAAACGCGGCGCCCGCTTCCAGCGCAGGATCGATCCAGGTGCCGGCCTGCAGGCCATCGCCATGCAGCACGCCCTCGATGCCAGCCAGAAAACAGACCTCGGCTGCGCCCTGCGCCTCGCGCTCGAAGCCCTGCGCACCGGCAAGGCCACCGAACAGGAATTCCACACCCTCGCCGCCGCCGTCAACGTCAGCCTGGTGCTGTGCGAACGCGACATCGGCCCGGAATACCTCGCCGACATCAAGCGCGCCCAGCAATCACTGCTGCGCCTGTGGGAGCGCGGCAAAACCACCGGCCGCTGGATCTTCGACGGCCCCGGCCTCGCCAGCGCCATGCATGCCATCGACCTGCACGAAGCCCAGCTCGCCGCCGTCAGCCGCAGCGAAGCATCGGCCGCCATGCGCGAGATCGTGCGCCGCGTCCACACCGGCCAGGTATTCGAGGAACAGCGCGCATGACCCACCTCGCCCTGTTCCTGTCCGCATTCACAACCGTATTCCTGCTCGGCTTCCAGCAAAAGAACGTCCACGGATCGCACTACATCGCAGCCGTCATCACCAGCATCGGCATCGGCACCGCGCAGATATTCCTCTGGCGCCTGGTGCCCCACGCCGACGCCGGCCAGATCGCCGCCACCCTGTGCGGCGGCCCGATCGGGATCGTCGCAGCGATGTATTTTCATCCCAGGATCATGCGGAGAAGAACGACAAGAATTGAGCCGAACGCATGAATTCACAGGCGACCCGCAGCTTTATCGCGGGGCGTCCTGTGGAATGACGGGTTAGCCGGCTACCCGCTACGAAGCCCGGCACAGCAAAGGAACCAACAACATGAGCAAAGACGAAAAAGCAATCGAAGCCGAAATTCAAGCCAAGGGACTCAACGCGCCGCGCCTCTCGCCCGAGAAGATCGACGCCGTGATTACCGGCGAGGACTACCACGTATTCCCCGGCACGACGCTGACGGTGTGCTGCCTGAAGCTGCGCAACGGCTTCACCGTGACCGGCGAGAGCGCGGCGGCAAGCCCGGAAAACTTCGACGTTGAACTCGGCCGCAAGATCGCCAGGAGCAACGCCCGCGACAAGATCTGGGCGCTCGAAGGCTATGCCCTGCGCGAACGCCTCGCGGCTTGATGTAGCGGCCGGCATGACGACGCGAGAACTCATGCCGGCTAATGACTGGTTAGGTTCCGTGGTTGATAAAGCAACACAAAATAAATGCATAAAGCTCTTGACCATCGTTTGATTGCGCGCTACAATAACAACATCAACTCAACAAACGAAGGAGAAACAAAATGCAACTCGAAACGATCCGCACCCAAACCAAAAACGGTCTTAACCAAACTGTTGTTAATTTCGTCGTGTTTGCCGATGGCGTTGCCGCCGGCACCTTCAGCACCCAGGCAAGCGCTTGGGCTTACCAAGACACCCTTTGGGCTGCGGCCCAAAACAAAACGATGGAGGCGCTCTATGCAGGGCGCTAACCGAGGTGGCCCCGGAAGGGGCCAGGGACGCAAGCCGGTGAAGCAAGGGGAAGAAACGGTAACACTCTCCCTGCGGGTGACGGTGGCGCAACGCGAGAAGTTGGCACGGCTAGGCGGTGCCGAATGGGTGCGGTGCAAGATCGACCGCGCAAAGGAACATAACGATCTAGGTAACCGGCGCGACGCCGTCCCTATCGGCGGCGCGTCCGTGTTGACCGACGAGTTATGCCACTTGAGGACAAAATGAAAGACTACCGCTTAACGATCAAGGTGCGAAACAACCGGCTGCTGAAAGCCATCGAGGCCGTTGGGGGAACGCCAGGCGGCAAATGGTGCGCGGCGAATGGGCTTGGTTATTCGAGGGTGAATGACCTAATAAACATGACCAGCAGCCCGCTGACGGCAGAAGGCGAACTGCACCAGGACGCCGCGAAATTGTGCGAGGTGCTCGGCAAGCTACCGGAAGACCTATGGAGCAACGAGCAACTGTACCCGCTGGAAAAGAACTTCAGCGATATGGAGATGGACCACGCGCAGGTTGTCGCTTTGCTTCCGCAGGAGCAGCAGTCCTACCTGCCGGATTTCTCGGAATTTGAACAAGCACAAACAAAGGCGCTGGTGTCCAAGGCAATCTCAACGCTCACGCCGCGAGAGCAAGAGGTTATTAAGATGCGCTTCACGGACGAACTCACTTACGAGGAGTGCGCCAAGAGATTCGGCGTTACAAGGGAGCGAGCGCGCCAGATTGAAGCCAAGGCACTACGCAAGATGCGGCACCCGACCCGAATTGGAATGTTTGTCGACGCGGTAGATTGCGTTAGTGAAAAAGAGCGTTCCGATGCCAAGCAAGCGACAGCGAAATGTCTTGAAGAAGTCGGCGCTGGCACCACGGCTACCGAGGGGCATAACGCGAAGTAGACAGCGTTAGCGCCGCCTAATCTGTCCACAAGGCAGTTTTACGGCATTTCGCACCAATTGAGTGCAACTGATATTTGAAACCTATCGACCAAAAATGAACACCCTGGATCTTTCCGACGCAGCAGCATTGCTTCACATGAGCGAAGACGCGCTCATGCGGAAAGCACGCGCCGGGATTATTCCAGGGTGCAAGCCGGGCCGACAGTGGGTATTTCTTGAGGTTGATCTTATTGCGTGGATGAGGTCACAATACAGCCAGACACCCAAAACAAGGGCAAGGCAATGGGCCTCGACAAAAGAGGGAACATCTGGCACATCGACATCCGCCATCAAGGACGTCGAATTAGGCGATCTACTCAAACGAGTAATAAAAAGCAGGCCCAGGAGCCGAAGGTTGTTATCGACGTGGCCCACACAGCACCTTGAGCCAAAGTTGTTGCCATGCCAGCGCAGCCTGCAGGCCGTGCTGCCAGAATATCAGGGCCGGCGGGTGGGCCGCTTTCCACTGGGCCAAGTTGTAAATCTTCGCTTCGGTCATCGCACACCTCCAAAATAAACGTCAGCTATTGCCTGCTCTTTCGTGGCCCAGCGCCTTATCGACATCAGGCGGTAGTGCCTTACGATATAGTGGCCATTGAACGCAATCACGAAATCATCACGGGTCCAGCGCCTTCCTTTTGGCGGAATGTACTCAACCGTCCGCATCCAGCGCCACCCGGTGCGCTCTGCATAGCCAAAGTGGGGGATGTACCCGCGAAGGCTATGCGATCGGCGGATCCATGCGTATTGCCGGAAGTGACCGACTGCCCAGAACCACATGGCGACCAGCCAGCAGTTGAGCATGACGCGATTGCTCACCTGGGCCACGCATCGATCAGGGTTTGTCGGTCGCTGGCGAGACTGTCAGCCGCTGCTGCCACTTCTCCAAGCTGAGCCGAGCACTCGCCGAATACGGCAAGGGTGGCATCGGCTGTGACACGGCAGGCATCGGCGGCAGCGCTGGGCAGCTCACGACGGAGGGCGGCGACGGTGTCGCGCAGGCCGAGAGCAGCCCGGTGAGCAGCGTCATAGTCAGCGCGGATTTTCTTTTCACGTTCGGTTGCGGCATTTTGGGCCTCGCTCAGCTTGGTCATCAGGGATTGCTCTTTGGTACGGGCGGCCATATCGGCGACCAGGGCAGCCTGCAGGCGGATCGCCTTGTCGGCATCCCACTTGTCTTGAACCTGTTCGCGGCCGGTGACACAGCCGGCAACGAAGGTTGCGGCGAGGAAGGCGAGCACTGCGGCGATCCGGATCAGCGCCCCGGTCAGCATCCCAGCACCTTGCGCGCCCGCTCGAAGTAGGCCAGCCGGTCGGCGTAGCCGTTGAGGCCGCCGTTGATGATGCGGGTGATGGTTTGAAAGCTGCTCGGGCAATCGGCCGTGACGTTCAGGCCGCGAACCCACCAGAACCAGGCGGCCGAGCGTGCCGCATTGTTCGGCTCTTCGAGCAGCTCGGGTTCCGCAAGCAGGATGTCGCCATCGCCGAACAGCGCCTGGCTGCACTGCCGGTAATTGTGCTTGCCGGTTATCTGGATCAGGCCGCGCCCCTTGAAGCGCTGCCCATCGCCATCGGCTTCCGGCGTATTGCCGAGGCGGGCAGCCAGCCGGCCGGTGTCGTAGGCAGCACCGCTGGCCAGCTCGCGCGCATAGCGCAGTTCGGCAGACTCATGCGCCACCTGCGCCAGGAAGGCGGCGATCCGGCGCGGGGTATCGATGCCGAATTCCGTCATCGCCTCGTTGAGCGCATCAATCCACAGCAGCGCCCGGCTTTTGGCATAAGGCATGATCTTGATGAGCTGGTCGGCGGTAATCATGTTTTTCTCCGGTCGGTAATCGCCAGTACGGCCAGGGCTAGCAGCAGCAGCGGCCCGCCGATCTGTGCGGCATTGAGCGCGACGGCAACGGCGCCTGGAACAGCCATCGACCAGAACAACGCGATGCCGGCAAACTGGCCGCGACAGCCGGCGAAATCGCGCACGTCGAGATGGGCGATGACCGACAGCGCTTTATAGAGCACAACGAGCAAGGCGGCCAAATAGATCACGGTCATTTCGCTACACCTCCAACAACAGACTGCAGGCGGGCAATGGCTACGGGTACAACGGTCGGGCAAGCCGCGCCGATGGCGATAGCCATGAGCAGCCGGAGCGGGCTGCCCG